GCTATGTTTATTACAATTTTTCTAAAGGCTTCACTCTTGTTCCAAAGCACAACCATACCTGCGGCTAACAAAGCAACAGCGGTCACAATCAACATCATTGGATTCAACTTTTGAAGCGCTTGAAAAATTCGCTCTTGAATAATCGCGCGCTTGGTTGCTAGTTCATAGATACCGTATGCGGCCGCACCCACTCCCAAGACAACAGCAAAAGTAGCCATAGCATTTTTATTGTCGCCTATGAATTTAGCCGTTGAAGTCAATAGCGGGATTAAGTGACCCACTGCTTTCAAAAGTAGATTAAATACCGGCAATAGTGCGTTTCCTACTTGAACTTTTGCGTCAGCAAATTGAGCCGATAATGTTTTCATTGAGTTGGCTGTACCAAGTGAGGTACGTTGGTAGTCGCCCTGAGCCTTTTTGGTTTGTTCCATGACAAGCGCATAAGTTACCTGCGCCTTGATAGCAGGATCCATTACGCCCTTGATCTTGCCAAAGCCCATTTCCATAGCCTTGTTTTTCAAAGTCACGTCATTGAGTGCGATACCAAATCTTTTTAATGGCTCTGTTTCGCCAGACAAACCTGAACGCAAAGCATTGAGCGAATCTTCAGTGCTCATGTTGTTGAAAGATCCTAAGTCAGCCGCTAACTGAACCATTGATAGCGACATTTCTTGCGACTTGTCTTTTGTAACGCCTAGTGCTTGAAATAGGTTTCCGTATGTACCAGCGGCTTCAAGAGCCTGTTGGTTTGACATACCCATACTTTTGGCGGCTGTTTCACCAAACTTGTATACAGCGTCAGCAGTATCGCCAAAAACTACGGCCACCTTGGAGATAGATTCGTTCATGTCGCTTGCCGCCATGATTGAGTCTTTTGCGAAAGTCGCTAATTGTTGTCCAGCAAAAGCAACACCCATAGCCGCGCCAACAGACTTGAGTGTGCTTGTAAATTTGGTCATGCCAGCGCCAGCAGTTTTTACATTATTGTCAATACTCTTAATGCCAGACTCAGCCTGAGCCAAACCTGCTTTGAGGTTTGAGATGTCTGCTTCTAGTCTGACCAGAATTGGTGGGATTGAACTCATCTTGACCCCCCAATCGCTGCTATAAATGCTCCAGTAAAGATCCTGTTAAGCGTACCGTTTTGTATCAAACTGCGCGCCGCTGGTTCCATGTAAGGGTATTTTACCCCTGATTTCCACCGTGGGCTTCCCAATTCAACTGCGCGCGCGTATTCGGCCGATGATGAAATTTCAGCAGTGTATCCAGCAAAACCTTTAACTGGTCGCTGAGCAACAATACGATTTACTAGGTTACCTGTAACAACGTTTGGGCCAGGGCCAGTACCTTGTATGTGACCAGTATTAGCAGAGTGAGCGCCTGTGTTGGCGTTGCGTTTTGCTTGGCCTTCTACTTGAAGTGCGGTCTGGTTTGTAGCAATCATTGCCGCAAGATCAATTTGTTTTTCGGTTAAATTGAAACCAGCCAAGACTTCAGCAAGGTTTGTGACTTTAATAGTCATTATTCACTTTGCCGTTCTGCCTTGACCTGATCTACGGTAATAGCAATCGCCATTATCCAGTCTGCGGTATTCGCAGGAAGGTTATCTACCTGTTCAGGTGTCCAACCAAACCTATCCGCCATTTGAAAGTAGTACCACTCTTGATCTGGATACTCTAAATCGTGGTGACGGTGACTACCCTCTAACAGCCATTTTAGCCGTTGGAGTTTTCGGTAGTTACTTTTGGGTCGGAATCGCCCGTTTCGTCTGTGACGTTAGGGAACAAATACTTTTGTGCGTCTTTGGTTTCTTCAACCAGCGCGTCATAGTCCGCCATAGTCAATTCATCAAGCGAGTCAATTTTGACTGACGGGATAATCAAATCAAGTGACCAATCCTCAATCAGCATAGCAATAAGAGCGTCACCAAGAGCCATAGCCCTGCTTAGATCGCCGCCTTCTGACTCAGCAGATTTCAATACGCGTTTACGATCCTTGATACGCAATAAAGAAGGATCTTTCAGTGTTACTGAAGCGCCTGACGGTAGTGTAATTTTCTTTGACATTTTGCCTCCTGTTTGTTTGCCTTCCGTTTATCATAACAAAAAAAGAGTAGGTGGGCGGGATTGCGGGAAGGCAGTCGCAATCAACCTGACCCCACCTACTCAAGTTTATTTACGCGTAAGTGCTTGCGGCCTTAGCGTTCTTTAGTGTCCATTTGATATTGCCGTAGCCACCTGTTGATCCAACGTCAGTTGTATTACCCTGCGCGTTGATATCTACAGTGACCTGAACAAAGTCTTGACCGCGCTCAATCACTGCCGCTGTGTATGCGCCCTTTGTGATTGTTGCTGAGATCTGAGTCAATGCCGCACCTGTACCAGTTTGCCAATCTAAAACGATTGCTGGTTGAGTGTTGGTTAAGTAGCGAGTCAATTCAGTGTTATCTTCCATGATGAACGTAACCTTGCCTGTGGTTTCTAATGGCCCAAGAAATACGTTAAAAGGTGATTGGGTGTTAGAGATACCGTAGACAGATGTGACGTTGCGCTTCATATCAATGTTGCCAGTCATACCTGTTGATACGGCTGTACCACCGATTGTGACAGTACCGTTCCAAACAGGCGTTGGAAGCACTGTCGAGAATGTAGGTGTTGGAGTGGAAGCACTTGCTGAAATCCAACCTGTTGTCTTTGCGTCATATTCAAGTAATCCGTCTGCGCTGAACTTCAAAGAAAAATCAGAGAATTGGCAACCTGGGTATGCGCGAACTGCTGCGGCGTAGAAATCAGTCAATGTGTATGAGATTGGTTGATCATCTGCGGCTGCTACTGCTGAGTTTTTTAATGAAATTGTATGAGTGTAAGGTGCTGACGCGCCTACTGTTGCTACTGTTCCAAGTAGACCTGTCAATGCGTAACCGATTGTGTCGGCAAATCCAGCGCTTGAAAAATCAAATGTTGAACGACTGCGGCCTGGAATGTAGTTGTAATTGACTACGTTTGAACCACGAAGGCCGTTGTCGTATAGTGGATCAATAATGTCGGCAGGTTTTACGCTGTCTTTCATTACTGGGATAAAATCGGTTGGCGCTACTGCTGTACCTTTGGTCACTTCTTTAGCGATACCAAGGTACGAGCGATTGGATTGCTGTACGGACATTACTTCACCTCACTTGCGATTGGGTCTGACGCGGCAGACGGGGTTGTTGTTGGTTTTGAAAATGGCTTTGAACCTACAGAGTAATCTGGGTGTTCAAATCCTTCTGGTGCGTCAAACTCATCACCTGTTTTGACTGTGATCCCAAGCGTAGGGAACACTCTTTCATCAGTTCCGTTGTATGTTACTTTCATCATTTCTCCTATGCTTGGATCATTTCTGTTACTGCGAATTCTATCTCAGCAAAAGTTTCCGTAGCGCCGCTTTCATTGGTTGAAGGCTCGCCGTAACGCGCGGCGATCACTGGTTCAGCGCCCTGCCAAACCAATACGCCAGTTGGATCTCCAAAGTTGTGGTTAGATCGTAGACGTGTCTTGATGTTATCAATGAGTGTATCAAAATCAGTCATAGCATCTTCAGCGTTTCTATGTAACGAATGTGAATAGACCTGAAGTATCACTGTGTAATCTACGCGCTTCCAGCCGCTTGTCGCACCACCAATAGCCAGACGTGTTTCGTTCTCGGTAGCGATAAATACAACAACAGCAGATCGAGTTAATTGACCTGCGGTTGCGTTTGTTTGAAAGTTTATGCGCTTTGGGAATGAAGTAAGCACCTGATTGAGGGTAGGGATCTGAGGCGTGGCTAGAAATGAAGCCAGCGTAGCCCGTACGCCAGTACGCCCTGCCATTATCTGATCCTGCGGTAAAGTTGAACCATTTGTAGAGCCAGAGCAATCTCTGATCCATAACGGTCTGAACCAATAAAGTTTTTAGAAGGCGCAGTAGTGATACTCATGGTCATAGAACTATCGCCGCGTATCTTGAGCATAGCCGTTGTAACAAGGATTGTGGCTTGTTTAATTGCGGTTGGTAGATTTCCTATAGCAACCCCGCTTGCGTGGCTGTATGACAGCGCAGAGGCCGTTAAAATGGTGCTAGAGCCGTAGACGTAAGACGGTGAAACGGTAATCATCTCGCTATTTGCGCCGTCATAGATCCGATACTGCTCGCCAGCGATAAATCCAGATGAGTCAGCAACGGTAAATGATGTTTGGCCTGAAGTAGCGCTCGCAATCGTTGTATTGACGTATCCGCCAATGTAAGAATACTTAACAAACACTTGTTGGCGAGATCCCAGACCGCCGAAGGACAATGGCCCAGCGCTTGAATAGGTAGTTGAGATCTGCGACAAGGGAATGATAATCTGTTGATCCTCAAACCATGATTTTGAAGGATCGCTCAGCGCTACAAGGTTGTTTGGGTCAGATCCGTATGAAAGTGAGTTCAAAGAAAGCACAGGGCTGTGATTTGGGTGTAGGGCTAGGTATCCCTGAGAGGTAATACGGGTGCGCTGTGTTTCGTTGCGTACCGCTGCTGTCAAATCTTGATTCAAATACTCATTTAAGAATGAAGTGGCGCGCAAAATAACGTTAGCCAATTCCGCGTCTTGGGCGGCTGAGTTACCGCCAACAACTAGGTTGTCGTAATCAATGGCTGTGGGCGCATTCTTATATTCAGCGACAGTTAAGTAAGGATTCTCGCTGTAATCTGAAATTGTTGTTACGCCCGTAGCCATTATGAATTCCCGTCTGTCGGTGTATCTTTGGCGTTGTTGTGTCCGCACTTGGAGCATTTAGCAAACCAACTACCAAAACCACATTCTACGCAAGTAAAGCCGCGTTCGCCGTCTTTTGAGTCATAAGGATTAAGCGCCGCTTCAAAAAATCCTTCTGCTTTCATAGCGCGCGCGTGGGCTGGATTATCTACGTTGTAAATCCCGCCCTTGTCTGGCT